GGTGAGTCCGACGCGCCGCGCTCGGCGTTTATTTGATTTTTTCAGTTGGGTTCACAGAGCGTCCGCACGCCTCTTTAAAAGATGTTTCCTTTTTGGTTTATTCTGCGGTTAATGCGTTTATTTTGTGGGCATGTTCTACAGACACTCACAACACGCATACCCTGACTGCGACTTGGTTTCTGGAAATAAGATCAAGGATATAATCGGAGTGACCGCTCCGGCGATTTCTAAGGCTAAACTGAATGGCCGCATTGATACGTTTGAAAATTCAGAGGGCAAGGAATGTTTCCACAGGGAAATCACTCCGAAGCAGTTCTTCAATAAGCGGGACCGCCGGCACATTACGACTCCGACAAGAGCGCAGATGGCGTCCGGATTCGACAATATGACCGCGCAGGCCGTCGCGCATCGTCGCGAGTTCGATGTCGGCCTCGGCACGCCTCCGCCAAGTGTTGGTGACGGTGACCTTTTCGACCTTGGCGAAGCTCTTGCCGAGCGTGCCGACCTCGCCACGTCGAAGGCTCAAAAGGAGTTTTACCAGGCAAAGCTGATGAAACTCAAGTCAGATGAGATGGAAGGCCGTCTCGTGCCGAAACAGCAAGCGGCAATTGCCGCCTACCAGCTCGGTGCCAATATCCAGGACAAGATTATGACCGTTTATGCGCGGCTCGCGCCTGAAGTCGTCGGGTATTTCAAGGAAGCGATGACGAATGCTGGTGTCGATAATGAAAAGATTACTGCCGTGACGGCTGGTGCCGACCATGCCGTTGGCGAAAAGATTCGCAAGGCCTGCCTTGCCGCGCTTCGAGACCTGACTGAAAAAACCGAGGAAAACATCCTGGATGGATGACCAGAAGGACATACTGTCGCCTGCGTTCAAGGCCAATATCGACCATGTACTCGAAAATCTGCTTGCCGGTCTTCGCCCGCCTCCGGACATGACAATCAGCCAGTGGGCCGAAAAGTACCGCATTTTGGCGGGAACGGCATCGAGTGAACCGGGTCGGTGGAGCAATGCGCGCACGCCTTACCTTGTGGAAATCATGGACGAACTGTCGCCGCAAAGCTCAGCGACGGACGTCGTCTTCATGAAGGGGTCGCAAATTGGCGGTACCGAAGTTCTGATTAACACGGCGCTATATTACATCAAGCATTGTCCATCGCCAATTGGCCAGTTCCAGACTACGGAACAGACTGCTAAGCGTTTCTTGAAGCAGCGTGAGAATCCTGCCTTTACCGCGATGGGCATGGATGACCTGTTCTATGGCGACGAAATGTACATCAAGGAGTTCCCGGGCGGTATCTTGACGACGGGATGGAGCAATAGCCCGTCAAATTTCCGTTCGGCACCGTTCTGCATCAGCCTATGCGACGAAATATCGGAATGGCCCAAGGATTGCGGTGGCCAGGGCGACCCGTGCGAACTTGCCCGCCGGCGCACAACGAACTTCCCGCGCCGCAAGCTGTTCTGGAACTCTACTCCTGGAATCGAGGGTGAGTGCCGCATTACCGAAATGTTTGAACATGGCGACCAGCGGCATTATCAGGTGCCGTGCCCGCATTGCGGTGTATTGCATAAGTGGGAATGGGCTAACATTGTCTGGGATTGCGATGCCGAAGGCAGGAACCTGCCATATACCGTGCGCATGAAGTGCCCTCATTGCGGCGAAGAATATGGCGAATATCACAAGACCGAACTAATGGCGCTCGGACAATGGGTGGCCGAAAATCCGGACGGCGAATATCCGAGCTTTGGCATCAATGCGCTCTATTCTCCTTTGGGATGGTATTCCTGGAAAGATGCTGTCAATGATTTCCTGAAGGCGAAGGGCGACGTGAACAAGATGAAATCGTTCACCAACAACGTGCTTGGCCAGGCTTGGAGCCTAGAAGACGGCAAGGTTGTGGACCCGAACGGACTTATGAGTCGCTGTGAAGCCTACGAGGCCGAAGTCCCGGATGGGACTGTGGTATTGACTGCAGGCGCAGACGTTCAGGATGACCGTATCGAAGTCGAGGTGATTGGCTGGGGCCGAGGTCTTGAAAATTGGGGTATAACGAAAAAGATTCTTATCGGGAATCCGTCTGAGCAAGCTGTGTGGGATGCCCTGGACTCCGTTTTATTTGCAGCATACGAGAATTCGCTTGGCGAAAGCCTTTATGTTGCGGCTTCGCTGATTGACTCGGGTGGTCACCATACTGATGATGTCTACCGCTATACGGCCAAGCGCGAGCGTAGAAATGTTTTTGCCTGTGTGGGTAAGGCTGGACTTGCTCGGCCGTTGGTAACTCGACCGCAAAAGACAAAAAAGAGTCTTGTCTATAATGCGTCTATCGTAAATGTCGGTGTAGACATTGCCAAGGACCAGTTGTACGATTGGCTATCGATTGAACGTCCTGGACCTGGATACTGCCATTTCCCGGCAAGACCTGAAGAATACAACCAGGAATATTTCGCGCAGCTTACGGCCGAAAAGCGCTATAAAAAATGGGTCCGTGGAGTCCTTGTGTGGGCTTACAAGAAAATTCGCCAAAGAAACGAGGCTCTCGACATCAGGAACTATGCACGTGGTGCCTTGAACATTACGGGTATCGATGTTGACAAGTTTGCTGCTGAAGGGAGGAAGTTCTTGCGGAATCCTAATGCGCCTGCAAAGCATAAATCAAGTATGAAGCTCATTTCCAAGGGGGTTAACCTATGAGTACGGTACGTTGTTCTCTGAAAGATCTGGCGAAAACGCTGGAAAAAGAAATCCAGAAAAACATAAAGCAGGTAAAGTTTGCGGCATCTGTCGCATTGAACAATACGGCATTCAAGGCCCGTTCGAACCTTATCGATGAATACAAGAAGAGTTTTACCGTCAGGAATACCAACCTGCCGAAGGCCGTTACCGTAAAGAAGGCGACCAAGGAAAAGCTGACTGCAGAGGTCTCTTTCCCGAAAGACTGGATGTACATCAACACGAAAGGTGGGAAAAAGGAGCCCGAGCACAGCAAGGTTCTTATGGTTCCACTCAAGAATGGTGGCCTCAAGGATTACCGGACGCAATCCGGAAAGATCAAGCAGTCGCAAAAGCCCGGCAACTTGCTCAAATATGCCGATTCACATCCGCTAAAGACGAAGGCCCACGTGGCCACGCCTCATCCGTTCGTGATGCAGAATAAGAAGGGGCAGATGATGATTGCCGTTCGTGACAAGCTTAATCGCAAGGACTTGAAGTTCCTTTATGTGGGCGTTCCGACGGCAAATGTCAAGAAAAGGTGGGATTTCGAGAAGATTGTCCAGGATACGGCAGCAAAGGAATTGCCGAAAATGTTCGACGATGCCCTGAAAAAGGCGATGGCTACGGCAAAATAGCCTAAAAAAAAGATGTTCCCTTTTTCACTTTTTGGGCTTTTGAATGGGCTATTTTGTTGATTGAAATGAAATACCCTGTAGAACTATGTCGTCAAATGGTATCCGAGTATCAGTCGGCGCTTTCTGCCGTACTGAAGTCCCAGTCATATTCCATTGGCGGCCGCTCGATGACCAGGGCCAATATCGCAGAAATTGAAAAAGGTTTGGAAAAATGGTCCAACAGGCTTGAAGCTGCGCAGAACGGGGCGCATTCAGGAAAACCGCGTGTGAGGAGTGTGATTGCCCATGTCTTCTAAGATGATTCGTGGATATGGCCAACGCGGTCTTGCGTGGTACGGAGCTTCTTTTGCAAATGAGGCTCTGAAGACTTTTAACGTGTCCAAGGGGTCTGCTGACCGAGATATTTCTGTTGATCGGGAAACGTTGATGCTTCGGGCTCGAAGCCTCTACCAGAATTCGGCTTTTTCCGGTGCGCTTATCAATACCCTTGACATTAATGTGGTTGGAACTGGGCTAAAGCTTCGTCCGGTTATTCCTCAAGATCTTCTTGGCATCGACCGAAAGAAGGCGCATGCGTGGGAAAAGAAAGTCCAGGCTCTTTTTGAGCTTTGGGCGTCTTCCAAGAAATGCGATACAGAAAAGAAGGCTGATTTCCATGAACTTCAGTCTTTGGCGTTAAAAACTCAGCTTGTGACCGGAGATGCTTTTGCGTTGACTCAGTATGACCGCAAAGCGAATCCTTTTGGAATGCGTATCAAACTGCTTGAAGCTGATCGTTGCCAGAATCCGTTTTACGAAATGGACACGCAGCGATTGGCTCAGGGTATCGAAGTCGATAAGAACGGTGCTGCTATTGCTTATCACTTCACGAAGACCCCGCCGTACAACATTGACGATTACATTGCGTCGCTCGAGACGGTGCGAGTTCCTGCGTTTGACTCGTTTGGATATCCGAACGTAATTCATTGTTTTACTGCTGATCGTACAGACCAACGGCGAGGTGTATCTGCGTTGGCTCCGATTATCCGTCAGGTAAAACAGCAAGAACGCTACCAGGATGCGGAGTTGATTGCTGCCGTAGTTAGTGCGTTATTTACAGTGTTCCTTGAAAACAATAATCCGGATGAAACTCCGGAACTTGATGGTAATGTTCCTGACGAAGAAAAGGTTGGCGATTATGCAGGTCCGAAAACTCCGATTGAAATGAGTTCTGGCGGAATTGTCGAGCTGCCTTTCGGTTACAAAATGAACCTGGCGAAGTCTGAAAGGCCGAATGTAAATTACAAGCCTTTTGTTGATTCGATTTTTTGCGAAGCTGCCGCAAGGATTGGCGTGAGTTACGAAGTCGTTTTGAAACAATTCAATTCGAGCTATAACGCGGTCCGCGCAGCTCTTCTGGAATCAAAAAAGACCTTCAATAGAATAAAGAAAAATTTTGTTGCTGATTTTTGCCAGCCCATTTATGAAAAATGGCTTTACCAGGCTGTCCTTGTCGGGATGATTGATGTTCCGAATTTCATGAAGGATGAACTGGAACGTATGATGTGGAGCCGTTGTTCGTGGATTGGTGATTCGGCATTCCTCCTTGATCCGCTGAAAGAAACTCAGGCTATGAAGATGCAGGTTGACGAACAGTACATGAGCCGTAGTGCGGCCGTTACTTCTGTTACCGGAGGTTCTTACGAGCGAGTCGTTGATGAACTGGCTGAAGAAAAACTGATGCGCGAAGAGCGTGGATTGCCGGAACCGGGTTCTGTGAACAAAAGTGAGAATGTAAGCACGACTACCGTTGAAGATGGTGAAAAGGATTCTGATAAATGAGCAAAACATTTGTAAATAAGATTTTGTCTGCTCGACTTGCAATCCGTAAGGAAGATGCCGATGTTCTTGCGTCTTCTGATATTAATTATTTTGATGAAAAAGGAAATTGGAAAGGTTCGCGGAAGCCTGACGGCGAAATCGACCTTGTGAACAATATTACCTTTCGCGAAGACGGTATTGCAGTTATTCACGTTGACGGTGCGCTGTCTTATCGTAGCGACTTTTGGTCGTATTGGTTTGGTGAGGATACCTACAATAGCATCGAGGCTGCATTCGATAAGTGTATGGCCGATGATGACGTAAAGGGAATCTTGTTCGATATCAATAGTCCCGGCGGTGAAGTTGGCGGATGCGCTGACCTGTCCGACAAAATTTTCAACGCTCGTGGTAGCAAGCCTTACGGCATCGTGGCTCGCACGGGTGGCATGATGTGTTCCGCTGCCTATTGGCTCGGCTCCAGCTGCGAAAAGGTTTTCACAGCAAGCAATGGAACTCTCGGGTCTATCGGTGTGCTATGCGCATTTACGAAAATCAAGGAATCTATCCTGGAAACCCAGGTGGTAGTTTCCGATTTGAGTAAAAACAAGGCTCCCAATCCGGATGATCCGGAAGGCTTGAAACTTATCAAAGAAGAATTGAACTCCCTCGCTGAAGTGTTCATTAATGCTGTTGCTCGCAATCGCGGCACCACGGCAGAAGATGTGAAACAGAACTTCGGCCAAGGAGGCGTGTTTATCGGTGACAAGGCTGTTGCCGCAAACCTTGCAGATGGAGTAATGTCCATTGACGAAGTCTGTGAGAATATGAAAAGCAATGGACTGAATTTTAATGGAGGTGCCGCAATGGCTACTAACGTTAAGGGTGCCGAAGGTGGAAAGCCCGAGGCTGTTGATATGGAAGCCGTGAAGGCCCAGGCTGTCGCCGATTACAAGGCTCGCGTCGCTTCCATCGAAGGTGTCTTTGAAGGACTCGAAATTTCTGCCGAAGACAAGGCTAGGTTTATCGATGGTGATAAGACCGTTGCCGAAGCTACGGAATTCGCCCTCTCGAAGGCCAAGGAAAAACTTGTCGCCCAGGCCGAAGACTTGAAGAAGGTTTCTGCTGAACGTGACGATCTCA